GCCATAGCGGCCCGTTCTGGCCAATGCCCGCCCACTGTTGCCAGCCTCTACATAAGCCGCATATATTTCGGCATCACGCGCCGGATCGATATCGTGTTGATTGCGCGGCACGTCTCACCCATTAGCTGCGACAGGACGGCCCTGCGACGATCAGCGGATTATGTAGCCTTGCCAAGCAGGCGCTGCACCGTGCGCGTTTCATAAATGCGAATCGCCGTCCAGATGATGGTGAAGATAGCGGCGATTGACGGCAGCCATGACGCCAGCGTGGCCAGCACAACGCCAATCGACAGGATGTCGCCTGCCGGTTTCATGCCTTCCATAACGCTATGCACCGGGCTGGCCATGTCCGTGAACTCCTGTCTGGCGCAACAATACAACAATTAGCGGTCTCTTACAATGTGGCCGCCAGCGTGAACAGGCTGTCAATTGTCGCATCGTCTAGGCCAAGCGCCGGGCCAAGTGCCGCAACAAGCGCGTTGTCACGCTCCACCGTCTGGGCATATTCCCATTCGATCTGCGTTTGTGTGCGCTGCGGTTCGTTCATGGTGATGATCACCGCTTCGACATCATCCAGCAGGCCGTAGGACAGCAGCGCAAGACGGGCTTGGCGCATGGTGACGGATTGCGGGATGGGCGGGCGCATGGCCTCAATTTCTTCTGCTGTTAGATCACTGACAATATAGTTCTGCGTCCACACGCCGTCGATCAGCAGCGCCGGGCCATGTTCGCGCTTCTGGGTGGCAGGATCAAAGTAAGGCGGCGTGACCAGTTTAAGTTGATGGACGCCAAAGCGTTCCACCCGATCAGGGGTCAGATTGGCCACGCGGCAGAAGTTATCTTCATCCCAATATGTCGGCTCAACATCATGAATGTGCCGGATGAACGTGTCACCGTTGGCTTGAATGTAATAGAGGTTTATCATCCCTCGGCTTCCTTCGCTTTGCGCTTGGCGGTGACGCGAACCACCGCCTCTTCATATGCCGCCTGATCGTCGATCTGTGACTTTAGCGCGGCCATGACAGCCTCGACGTTGGCCATCTGCTTGCGAGTGGCATCAAGGCGCTCAGCGACGTTTGCCGCAAACTCATTGTCAGAGGCGTTGGCCAGTAGATGCTCGAAGTTTGTGCGGTCGAAGTCGTAGTGAAAATACTCTACCTCGCGGGCGTAAATCGCATCCGCAAGCGTGTCGTATTTGTAGGCGATAGGGAGTTGTGTGTATTTCATAAATGCTTTCTATTATATGGTCAGAGTAAAAGCTACGCCGTTACCACTACCAGTAGGCAACGTGGCGGGGTCTGCGTATTTTGTACCGAAGCCAGCGGCAGACCACGAATAAGCTGTGATAAAAGGGGTTACGGCGTGCGATACGGCGATGGCATCCCCAGCGGGACTGAATGCTACGCCGAAGCCAGCGTTACTAGGCAGCGTAGCTGGATTGGTATATTTAGTACCAAAACCAGAGGCAGACCACGGGTAAGCGGTGATAAAGGGCGAAGAGGCGTGGGATACGGCAATAGCATTACCAGCGGGGCTAAAGGCTACACTGTAGGCTAAATTTGTAGGCGTCGTAACCGGGTTAGTGTATTTTGTACCAAAGCCAGCCCCAGACCAAGGGTAAGCTGTAACGTAGGCCCCATTATCGTGCGATACGGCGATGGCATCCCCAGCGGGACTGAATGCTACGCCGAAGCTAGTGCTTGTAGGCGTCGTAGCTGGATTGGTATATTTAGTACCAAAGCCGCTGCCGCTCCACGGATATGCGGAAACGAAGGGCGAAGAGGCGTGCGCTACTGCGATATCGTTGCCAGAAGGCGAAAAGGCTACACCGTTACCATTCCCTGTGGGCAATGTGGCTGGATTGGCAAACTTCGTACCGAAGCCAGAGCCCGACCACGGGTAAGCGGCAATGTGGGGTGAGTTATTGTGCGCTACAGCGATAGCGTTTCCAGCGGGGCTGAAGGCCACTCCTTTTCCAGTGTCACCCACCAGTGTAGCCGGGTTAGTGTATTTTGTACCGAAGCCGCCGCCAGACCACGGGTATGCGGAGACGAACGGCGTGGTACTGTGCGCTACAGCGATAGCGTTGCCTGCGGGGCTAAACGCTACACCGTTACCATCCCCTGTAGGTAACGTAACCGGGTTAGCGTATTTTGCACCAAAGCCAGCCCCAGACCAGAAATAAGCTGTGATAAATGGCGTGGTGCCGTGCGCTACGGCAATGGTTGTGTCTACTACCGCGTTGCCTGTCTGATACAAATAGTTTGCCATCCACTTGGTCGCTGTAACTTTAATCGCCATTAATGTATTATTTGGAGGCACAATTAACGGCCCCGTTGTCCCGGAGCCAAAAACCAATGTATCGGTATTAATATTCACGACAACGCGAGTACCGCTGTTTTCTACAGTAAACAGCACCACTGTGCCTATCGGAAAGGGAACGCTGGAGTTTGCAGGAATGGTGTATGTGCGGCGGTTTGCGTCAGCGACCGGATGAAATATCTGCTTGCCCGCATCGCCCAACACAAGCGTGTAGTCGGCTGACTGGATGTTCTGCTGAAAATTAATCGGGCTTGATGGTGCGGCACCGCTTGTCCAAGTTGTCCCATTGCTAACCAGCACATTATTAACTGCGCCGGGCGCTGGGCCAACCTTAATCAACTTGCCAGTGGTGCCATCGTAAACCGCCAAATCGTTGTTGGTGGCGCTCACAGGCCCCAACACGTCACCGTCATTGATCAGGAGCCAGTTGGCACCTTCAACCGGCGTGACGCCTGTGTTGATGGTCTTGGCCACCCACTGCCGCCCGCCGCTAGAAACGCTCTGCCCGATCTGATAGGTGACGCCCGCGCTATATGCGCCCTGATAGTTGGCAGCGCCCACGGCGATGTTGGCGCTGTTAGCTGCTGCGGTTGCGCTTGCAGCAGCCGCAGCCTCATCGGCGTTGACATCAGACGCCAGTGCGTTTGCCTCAGTAGCAAAATCCGGCAGCGCGCCAAGGAAGGCGTCGGCATCCGTGCTGAACGTGGCTGGCGACTGTGACCGGCTGGGCGGCGTGGGAAGCGGCGTAATGGCCATTAGATCAAGCCCTCAACTTCAATGCTGCAATCGGAAATGCTTGGCGTGGATATAACTATATTAAAACCGCGATAAAATCCATACACGATGGTTTCAGCGCGATCCTCATCACCAATGAACACGGTAGGCGTTGTGCGAATGTCAGCCAAAGCCTTTTGCACAGCGGCAACGGCACCCGTTTCCACGGTAACGTCAAAATCCGCCCGCTTAGAGAATGGCCGTGTTTCGACAACCGTGTTGCCAAATTCGTCGGTTTCCTTGCGGCTATAATCCAGGATGCTAACGCTGGTGCCAAAGTTTGTCACGCCAAGGTTGCGCTGCTTGCCGATAACCACTTCACCAATGGCTGCGGTGCTGGCCCCGGCGTCCACCTGAATGCGTGTTGTCGCACTGCCATAAGCAGGCAAGCCCAAGAACACCACATCCGATACCGTCGTGATGCTCTCAAAGAAATAGCTATACCAATCAATGATGATGGTGTTGTCTTGCAAGCTTTTTGTCTCGGTGAAAACCACACCCTCGACCGGATCAGTCATCGTGATGGTCGTCGATACGCCATTCAGATCAAACATCGCCAAAGCGTTGATGATCGTTCCCGGCAATATGCTCACGTCAATAAGGCCGGTGCGGGTGGTCTGCGTGTTCACCACCTGATCGAACATCTTAAAGCGATTGATTGCGCCAATGTCCTGCCAGCTTGGCGGCGTTAACGTCACGCCAACCGTGGGATTGTCGGTCGTGCTGGAAACGATAACCTTATAAAGCCGGGTGCCAACATAACGCTCTTGGCCAAGGGTATAGGTGCCAGCCGTCCACAGCGTTTCAGTGATGGTGACATTGCTGGCCGTCACCATTGCAGAAGTGACGGGAACGGGCTGGACGATAATCATTAGAAGCCCCTCGCATCCGGCAGGCCGTCGCCATCCCAGCGCACAAGCTGATTGGCCGTCTTGCCGGTATTTTTGGCGATAGCGTAAAGGCTGGCGCGCATCTCATCACGCAACGCGGCGATCTGGTTAGCCGTTGTCATGCTGCCGCCCAAGATGTCTGCCGTCTGGTTGGCGTTATAGATGCGGCTAGAGCCGGTGGATTCGATCTCTGGGCCATTCTCACCCACCAGACGCAAGCCACCGCTATGCATACCGCCATTGTAGAAGCCGGGCAGATCGCCGCCGCCGCTCTCTGTTTGGAATCCGGTGCCGCCCGTCACGGTGATATTGATCGGGCGGGTGTTGATGTTCTTCATCACGTCTTGCAAGTTCTTGATTGCATCCGCCACGCTCAAAACGCTTTGATCCAGCGTAATCAGCCCATCAACGCTGGCGTTAAGGGCGGCAAGCTGTTCCTGCGCGTAGGCTTCCAGTGACTTGCTTTGCTCGATAGCAACATCAACCGCCTTCATTACGTTTTCAATTTCGCGGTTATATTCTTCTGGTGTTAGGAAGCCCTTTGCCGCTTCCAGATAGTTTTGGCTAACGCCGACAAGCTGGCCAATCGCTTCCTCATTGCCGGCGATGGCTGCTTGGCTGATTTCCTCAAACTTGCTGCGGGCGGCAATATAGATTTCTTCCGCCGTCATCAACTGCTGTGCCAGCGTATCGCGGAACGCTTGCAGATTGGCCGTCATGGCCTGAAACTTCTCAATCGTCGCGCCGATAGCAGCGGCCTCGCGGTTATAGGCATCGGCCAGCGCATTGCGGGCGGTGCTGATCTGTTCCAGCACCTTCATGATCTCATCAGCGCCAAGGCCGGCCAGCTTTTCAACGATGATCTTGCTGCTTTCGCTCAGGCCGTCAAACGCGCCCTTGCTGACAGCGTTCTTGATAGCCGCCGCAACGGCTTCCTCTGCGCTGGCAAACTTCTGCGCGCCGCCTGCTTTGAAGTCGCCGCCCATAGCGTTGAAATAAAATTGCTCACCGCTAAAGCCCAAGCTTCCGAAGCCTTGGCCGCCGGCAACAGTGCCGCCAAGCGCCGTTGCAATGGCGTTTAACTGCTGACTGAAAGCGCCGCCAAGCTGTAGACCAGCCTGTGTGCTTTGTGCGCCGCCGCGCTGATTGAACACGCTGCCCGGCCCGGTGCCTGACAACATCACATCGGCAAAATTGTTTTTGCCCTTGAACAGACCGCCGACCAAAGAGCCAATAAGCGAACCGATAATCATGCCAATCGGCCCGCCTGCACTGCCCAGGGCTGCAATCGTCTGCCCGATAGCCATGCCGCCAGCGCCAGCAATCGCGCCACCAATTTGCGCGCCCTGATTGCCTTTGCCAACAATGCCACCCACAGTGGAGCCAAACGAGGCAGCGCCGCCAAGCTGATTCAAGTTAGTGCCAAAACCGGCCAGAACGCCGTTAATGCTTTGACCAATGCCCTTGAATGCCGCGCCCATGCTTGCCGAAAACTCTGGAAAGGTGCGCTTCATCAAATTGCCAAGACGGTCAATAGTGCCGCCGACTTTCTGGCCAAACAGATCACCGATGCCGCTCATAACATCGCTGAACGTGTTTAGGCTGTTTTGCATAGCTTCGTCGGCTTGCCTTGCGGCTTCTGCGCGTGCGTTGCTGCCAATGTCAGCCATTTCTTGCAGGCGCTTGCCAGCGTCCTTGAAAACGCTATCATCAAACCGGAACGACTTTTCCAGCGCCGTGATGGCCTGGCCGGTTTCGATAGCGATATACTCGCCAAGCGTCTGCCCAGCTTTTTTGGCCGCCGCTTTCAATGTGCGTTCGTCAAGGATCGTGTCTGCACCGCCTTCCATACGCTGCTTGGCGGCGTCAATGATGTTGGCGCTCAATGTGTCGCCAGCCGCGCGGAAGCCATCCTTAGCCTCGCCAAAAGCCTGCTTGATCTGGCCGGTGAACGCTTTGCCAGCCGCATTGGCAGCGCCGCTGTATTTGTTTTCCAGTTCGGGAATGTCCACAATCGTTTTGATCGTTTCCATGCCCAGCTTGCGAAGCAGCGTGTTCGTTGATGCGATAAAGCCATTCAGGAAAACTTCAATCGCCCGGCTTACGTTGTTCACCGCCCTAATGGTCAGATCGCCCAAAACAGCCGGCAGATTCTTGAACACCTCAACAATGCCGCGAAAGCCGCCGACAAACGCCGCATAGATGCCAGCCGCCACATCGCTGGCCAGTTCTGCCACAAAGCGGAAAGTGGCAAAAAAGCCTTTCTTGAACATGTCGAAGGCTTTGTCCAAATTCAAAGCGTCCGAAATGGTCTTGCCCAGCCCCTTGAACACATCACCCATTGTGATGGCAGCCGGGCCGACTTCCTTTTCCAGTTCCTTCAATTCCTTTTTGGTCAAGCCAAGGCTCTTTTGGAACTTTTCCAGTTCGCCCGTCTTGCCGACCTGCGCCTGAAAATCCTTGAACGCCACGAACGCCGTGCCAGCCGCAGCGGCAAACGCCAGGAACGCGGGATTCAGCGCAACAGCCGCCGCAACGCGGCCCGTCATTGCGGCAACTTCTGCGGCAAATGTCTTAACACTCAGGCCAGATTGCATCATAATCTGGCCGATTTGGCTGCCCTGTTGGAAAAACACGGTCATTGGCTTTTGGCCGCTTGTCAGACCAACGAAAACGTCCTGCAACTGGAAGGCCAAGTTTTGCGTGTGATGGCTGGCCAGCTTGCTGCTGTTGCCCATGCTGGTGATGTGCGGTGTGCTAGTCATGGCCGCACGTTCGGCCTTAAGCAGTTCCGCGCCCATGCTGCGAATTTCGCGCGCCAGTTCAGCAGTGGGAGCCGCCGCAGCGGCCATCTTGATTTCCATCGCCTTGATTTGCAGCGATGACTTCCCAATCGTCTCAAGCTCACGGTTAAGTGAATCCAGATAGCGCACCGCATCAAGCGTCGGCTTGTGGGCAGTTTGCATGGCCTCGGTCATGCGCTTTTGGCTAGCAACCATCGCATCAACAGCGCGGCCAGTATTTCCAGCGGCAGACGCAAGCCCTTCAAGATCGCGTTCGGCGGTCTTGGCGCTTGTGCTATCTACTGCAATGCGAAGCCTGGCAAGTTCGGCCATTCAGCAAGCCCCAATCTGTTCATTGCTATCTATGCCACAGCGCGGCTATTTTTGCAAAGCGCCCTTACCATCGTTCACCTTGTCAGCCCAGGACGACATCGCCTTGCTGATTTTGTCGCGCCGATCTGCGGTCATGCGTTCCGGTGACATATAAAACGGTGGGCAGGATGCCTGACTGGCCTTAGACAGCGCCGAAGCGTAATCGTGCGATAGGCGGCGGATTGTGCCGGCCTCCCATGCTGATAGGCTGATGCCGCGATTGGTCTGCCAAGCGGCTATCTCAAGTTCGCTAATGGCCACCGGGCTACTCATAGCAAGCGGCTGGGCTGGGCCAATCTCGAAAAGCAGGTCTAGCAAATAAGCGCCAGCGGTGATGGGCGGCAGATCGCCGCCCACCGTGTCACGCCTTGGCCGCTTTTCTTTTTCGGGGATGGTGTTTAGCCAAGCGATTTGCTTGACGTAAATCGACAGCGTTTCAATCGTCTCCGCGAAAGAAATTAGCGCGGTTTGCCACAAACTCCTGCGCCTGTTCACGAATCCACGGCCAATCGGTGTAAACCGTCACCGCATTAGCCTTTTCGCACTTGAGCGCCTTGCCATCCAACTCGAAGCCCGTCCATGAAACGGTTAGCTTCGCCAGATCGTCAATCATCTCAGCCGCCAGCTTTTCGGCGTCTAGATCGGCAGTTGCCCGCTTGCCCTTGGCAAGACGGTTCAAGGCCATTTGCTGCTTGGCCATCTGGATTTTGCGATAAGCGGCGCTGTCCTGGCCCAAGAGCGTGATGGTCATGCCATCAAGCGGTTCTTCGGTCTGCGGATGCACCAGTTGCAGCGTAGCGCCTTCGTCGGCCTTCACGGCCTTAAGCGTGTTCAAGTCCATGTTTGCCCTTTCATGTCAGCCCGAAAGTGCCAGCGGCAGGCGGCGGGCGATCCGCTTTTCGGGTGCTACCCTAGCCGCTGGCGTTCGGTAATGTTACGGGGCGGCGACCTTGATAACCTTGTTATCAATTTCAAGCGTCACTTCGGCCATCGTGATGGCGTCGGCGTTGCCCACGTTCACCTTATAGCTCATCACCTGGGCGGTGAAATACTGGATTTCACCATTCACCAGCAGCACCTTGACCGCAACCTGTGCGTCGGTGCCGGCAGCCGCTTCGGCAGCGTCCTGCAAGATCGTCTGACCAGCATCGTCATCCGACACGGCCATCGTCAAAGCTACGCTACCATAATTCAGCGAACCACGGCGCTTGGCAACAATGCCGGTCGCCAGCGGGGTGTGAGTGGCAAGCGCGGCTTCCGCGCCAAAGGCCGGCAGTTCCGCAAGCTCACCGCAAGCCACCCAAGTGAGGGCGGCAAAGCCAGCGGCGTTATAGGTTGCCGGCGATGCGTTGGCGACCGAAACGATAGTGCCAACAGAAGAAACAACGTCAGACATAATTCGACCTCCTACAGTCGCAGCGCGCGGCTGATTTCGTTAATGCTAATCCGCACCATACCACTTGGAGCCTGCTTTGAAAAGCCACCAACTGTGTTTGGCCCTGGGCGGTATAGGCCAAATTCTAGCGAAGCGATGTAGGGAAGATTGTTCGTGATATAAAAGACGTTGCCGGGTGCCTGAAACGCCGCCGCCTCTGCGTTTGCTTTTGCAAATTCGGATGCCCGGCTTTTGTTGGGGGCCACTGCATTGCTGCCAGTGTCACCGCTAAATTCAATAGTATGACTAACGGGCTGCCCGATGCTGGCCTGCCAGTTTGCCCGCGCCCGGCCAGTGTCAACCGGCGTTTTCAAGACAATGGCATAAGCCAGGTCAAGGCAGATTTTGCTAATCTGGGCATTAGCCGCTTCG